ATTGAATACAACGAATTATTAGCCGAGGACTTCCCGGAGGTCACATATCCAATTCAATGCCTCGAAGGAATTCAACGAAGAGCGGAGGGCCAGACCTGCAATGGTGATAGGACATTGATTAGCCTGAATGCAAAAGAGATCGTCTTGCCAACTATTGCGGGTTCGGATGCTTCAGGTGTGGTAATTAGATGTCGCGGCTTAACTGGGCGACTTCGTGGAATGAAGTTCAAAAGACCCGATGGTGAGAGCGTTCGGCCAGACCTCGTTGTCGTAGATGATCCTCAGACTGACCAGAGTGCAAGGTCTGTCACTCAAGTGGCGACCAGAATGAATTTACTTTCTGGCGCCGTCCTAAACCTGGCTGGTCCTGGTCGAAAGATCGCCGGCATTGTGCCATGTACGGTTATTGCCGAGAACGACGTTGCGCATCAATTGTTGGACCGCGAGTCTAACCCTGAGTTCAACGGCGAACTTGCAAAGATGATTTATGAATTCCCGACTGACAAAGAACTTTGGGAGCAGTACAGAGACATACGGGAAGATTCGCTTCGTGAGCATGGCGACATTCGAGAGGCGACCAAGTTTTACACTGAGAACCGGAAGGCGATGGACGCTGGCTCTCGTGTTGGTTGGGAGGAGCGGTTTGAAGAGGACGAAGTATCGGCGCTTCAGCATGCGATGAACAAGATGTTCCGCGATGAAGAGTCGTTTTTTGCCGAAATGCAGAATGAGCCGATCGACTCATCCAAAACGGACAATTCGACTTTGAGTCACAAAGAAATTTGTGACAGAACAGATTCGTTTGTGCATTGTCAGGTGCCGGTCGAGGCAACCAAGCTAACGGCGTTTATCGATGTTCAAGGGCAGGCTCTTTACTATTGTGTCCTTGCGTCTGGCAAAGGATTTACTAGTCATGTTATCGACTACGGCACTTTTCCTGATCAAAAGCGGAGGACGTTTACCCTTGCCAAATTGCGGCACTCGCTGGAAAAGGCGACGAAAAAGAAGACCATGGAGGGAATGATTTACGCCGGCTTGGAAATGCTGACTGCCGAGCTGTTCGGGCATCCTTGGATGGACGAGAATGAGATAGAACACAAAATCGATCTGTGCCTGATCGATGCGAACTGGGGGATGTCAACTGACACTGTCTACCAGTTCTGCCGAAAGAGTGCGTTCCCCGTCATGCCGAGTCACGGTATCTACGTTGGCGCGAGTTCCCAACCGATGACCGAGTCAAAGCGTGCGAAGGGCGAAAAAGTTGGCTTGAACTGGCGAGTTCAACCGAGCCAGAACCGTAGGACGAGATGCATTCGATACGACACCAACTTCTGGAAGTCTTTCATGCATCAGCGCCTGAATGCTGATTTCGGGAGTCGGGGTGCCTTATACCTGTACGACACAGACAACAATTTTCGCGAGCACGACCAGTTCGCGAACCACCTTTTGGCTGAATATGCGGTCAGGACCGAGGGCCGAGGGCGAATTGTTGACGAATGGAAGATAAGACCGCAAAGGTACGACAACCACTGGCTTGACTGTCTTGCCGGCTGCTTGGTGGCTGCTTCTGTAGAGGGAATCGGCCTAAAAGAATCTGGCAATGGGGCACCCCTCGCAAAGAGAAGGGTGGCGAAATTGCCGGGTCGTTCTTAATCTGGTAGAAAAAAGGCGACGACCGATATTGATAATATACGTCGACGTTTGGCATGATGTCCGAGGTTCATGTATACGGGCATGCATTAATACCAGAGAGCCTGAATGTCAGAACAACTCGACAACGCCGCATCGCAGCCACGCCAAGTTTCTGGTGACCAAGGATCTGTGCAAACTCACAGTCTTGGCGACATGATCGAATACGATCGCTACAAGCGGTCTAAAGATATTGTTGACAACCCAGACCAGAGCGCTGGTGGCGGCGCGGCTTTTGGTGGCATTCGGTTTTCAAAGACTCGCCACCCAGGAACCGTCTGAATGCTGAATTGGCTGAAAAAGCTTAGAAGACCTTACAGCAAGCCGCAAATTGCTGCTCGCTGGGACGGTGCCCAGACAACGACGAACAACGTCAATTCTTGGCTGTATGCAGACAATATGTCTGCGACAGCAGCAGCAAACGAAGAAGTCTTAAGGACTCTCCGCGCCCGCAGTCGGTATGAATTTCAAGAGAACAACAGCTACGGCAAGGGGATGGTCCTTGCCTTGGCAAATTTTACGATCGGGACTGGACCGCGACTTGAAATCAATTTGCCTGATTCTGCTGTGGACGAAATCATCGAGGCTGAATTCGCACGGTGGATGAAAGCGACACGTTTGGCTGAAAAACTCCGCACGAGCAGAATCGCAAAAGCGGTTGATGGCGATGTTTTTCTCGTGCAATCAAACAATTCAAAATTGCCTACTCCAGTCCAGCTTGATTATAGGCTCATTGAAGCGGAGCAGTGCTCTACTCCCGACCAGCATCAAGAAATCGATGAGCGGTTTGAAGTCGATGGAATTCGATTTGACTTAGCAGGAAACCCAATCTTTTACAATTTCCTGAAGCACCATCCTGGGGCAGAGTCGATTGATTTTACCGACGACTATATGTCAGTGCCGTCTGAAAAAGTGGTTCACTTGTTTCGGCAAGATCGTCCCGGCCAGAGGCGTGGCATTCCTGAAACAGCACCAGCGTTGCCTTTGATGCCAATTCTTCGAAGGTATACGCTTGCGACTTTAGAGGCCGCAACGTCTGCTGCCTACTGGATGGCGATTATCCATACCGACGCTCCTGCGGACGCTGGTCCTGCTCAGATTCAGGACGGCGATTTTGCTGCGTTCGATCTGGCTCGCAATGCGGCAATGAGTCTTCCAGAGGGCTGGAAGGCTTCACAGATGAAACCGGAACATCCGACGACGACTTATGGCGACTTTAAGAAAGAGATTCTTGAAGAGATTGCCCGTTGCCTGGAGATCCCGTTTAACATCGCGAGCGGCAACAGTTCGGACTACAACTTCGCTTCGGGCCGGCTGGACTGGCAATCATTTTTCAGGGCTATAGAAGTCGAACGAACTTACTACGAAAAAACTGCTCTTGAGCCAATTTTTTACGCATGGCTCGACGAAGCTTTGCTTATTCCTGGATACCTTCCCCCGCTCGGTGATTTTCGGGACGTTCCTCATGCATGGCATTGGGACGGTTTTCCTGTCGTCGATCCAACGAAGGAGGCAAATGCTGCGGTATCTTTGCATGCCGCAGGTCTCCTTGATGAGGATGCTTACTGGCAAGAAAAGGGGCTTAGTGTTGAAGAAGCTCATCGTCGCATGGCACGAGCCAAGGAATCACGAGAGGCGAACGGCTTGAATGCTTCGCCGCAATCAGAACCGCAACAACAAGAGGCTGACAATGAGGAAGAAGCCCAAGAATCAGAAGAAACGTCAACGTCACAATCGGCGAGTGGCGAGTCGAATTGAAGCTTCGCTCAGCGGCCTCGAAAGTTCCATTTCGCTTTCTGGTGGTCATGTTGAGTTGCAGGCTGCGGGGGTTGACGGCGAGAAGAAGATCCACCGATTCGACATGGAAGCTTACAACGGTGGCGAGTTAAATTTAGGAATGCCTCATCCGATCATTGTGGATCTTGAAGGCATGGAAGTCACTGCCAAGGCTCGGCCGATCTTGCGTGAACACGATCCTAATCGGGTTGTCGGGCATACTGAAAACATTTTGAATTCGGGCGACAGCCTGAATGTTTCGGGAGTGATCTCGGCTGCAAACAGTCACTCTCAAGAAATCATCGAATCCAGCCTGAATGGTTTTCCCTGGCAGGCTTCTATCGGTGCTCGGATGACGAAAGCTGAATTCGTCAAACCGGGAAAATCGGTCACAGTAAATGGCCGCAGTTTCAATGGGCCGGTTATTGTCGCTCGTGGCACCCGGCTGAACGAAGTTTCGTTTGTCGCTCTGGGTGCTGACGATTCAACGTCCGCGCGTGTAGCAGCATCGCTTTGCGATGAAATTCAGGAGATTGACATGGAATTTGGAAAATGGCTGGAAGCTCGCGGGCTGAAGGCAAGTGAACTGACTGAAGATCAGGTCGACCTTCTGAAGGCGACCTATGAAGCTGAGCAGAAGCTCGAAGCCAGCTCAAGCGACGAGTCGGACGAGCAAGATAAACAGCAGAACGACAACATCGACGTTCAAGCCGCTGCCGCTGCTGCCTACAAGCGAGTCGCTGAGATCGAAAAGATTGACGCGCCTGCTGATCTAAAGGCGCAGGCTTTGGAGAACGACTGGAGCGTCGACAAACTTCAGCTCGAAGCAATGCGAGTTTCACGCAAGGCTCCGGCCGGCCATGTTGCATCGTCTGACATCAACGGCAAAGCTCTTGAAGCTGCGATCGTTGCATCTTCAGGCATTAACATTGAATCCGATGATGCCGGCTACGATGACAAGACTGTCGAAGCAGCTCTGTCGCCGAAGTACCGAGGTGCCGGAATCCGAGCCGCCCTGCAAGCTACGCTGAAGGCAGCAGGAAAACACGCTCGAACTGACATTATCGACGATGAAGTCATCCGAGCGGCCTTCCAAGCTGATCGTGAATTGCAAGCGGCAGGTGGTGGCGGCGGGTTTTCGACTGTTGGCCTGAGCGGCATTCTTTCGAATGTCGCCAAGAAGCAGATGCTGTCTGCTTATCAAGCCGTCGAAACAGTTGTTCCGTTCATCGCTTCTGAAGTCGATACCAATGACTTCAAGACGTTCTACTCGTACCGGATGCACATGACTGACAACCTGGAACAGGTTGGTCCTGCTGGCGAGATCAAGAACACAAGCTTGAGCGAACAGGAATTCACGAACCGCGTGAAGACCTGGGCCAGAATGCTGACTCTGACTCGCGAAATGATGGTCAACGACGACCTCGGCGCGTTTGCCGCCATTCCTCGGCTTTTGGGTCGTTCGGCTGCGCTGACTCGCGAAGAAGAAGTGCTACAGTTGCTGCTCAACGCTGAGGCTGCTGGCTTCTTTTCTGCTGGCAACGGCAATCTGAAGACGGGTGCTGATGGCGCTTTGTCGATTGGCGGGCTGACAGTCACAGAGCAGTTGTTCTTGGATCAGGTCGATCCTGAAGGAAAGCCAATTCTGGTAACTCCGACACGAACTTTGGTCCCGACTGGTCTCAAAGTGACAGCCGAACAGCTGTTCCAAGAAACTCGGGTCAACGAGACGACTTCTGCAAACACGCCTTCGCCGGCCAACAACCCGCATGCTGGCAAGTTTCAGCCAATGGCGTCTCCGTACCTGAATTCTCAGGGACTGACAAACAGTTCGGCAACGGCTTACTTTTTGTTCGCCGATCCGAGCGACATCGCAGCTATCGAAGTTGCTTACCTCCGAGGCCGTCGCGCTCCGGTCATCCAGAGTTCGGATGTTGATTTCAACACTCTCGGCATGAGTTGGCGTTGCGTTTTCGATTTCGGTGTTGCAATGCAAGACCCACGCGGTGCTGTGAAAGCAACTGGTGTTGCGTAAGGCTAAGACGCCCGGCTAGGCGGGATATGTCAGGCTAGACCTAGCATCGCCTGACGTTCTTTCTTCTTGACAATTCAACTTCATTACGAGGTTTCAAATTATGGCTCGGTACATTCATGAAGGCCGACTCTGGGACTACACCCCAAGCGGCTCAAGCGTCACTGCTGGCGACGTTATTGTTCTTGGAACGCCTGGGGTTGTTGGAGTCGCTGCAAACAACATCGCTGACGGCGAACTCGGTGCCCTGCAAGTCCAGGGAGTTTGCGAATTTCCTAAAGACGTTGGAACGCTTACGGCCGGCGATGAAGTCAAATGGGACGGGACCAACATGGTTGCAGCAACCATTGGTGAGAACCATGGAATTGTTTCTCAGACGACATCAGGCTCAGTTGTTCGGGTTTACATCGACCCAGCATTCCAAGGTATCTAATGCCTGACTTTTTTTCGTGGGGTATGCGATGGCTGTCTGACCAGATGCTGTCCCAAGCATCTGAGACAGTCACTTACGCTCGTGGCGACGACTCGGTCGTAATATCGACCGTAGTCGGCGCTGCGGAGCAAAGCACTCGCAGGGACTTTCGTATCGCTATCGATACAGAGCACACTGAATTTCTGATTGACCGATCAGAATTGATTTTTCCAACTGTGGGTCTCGTGTTGCCAGAACGTGGCGACCAGATTATTCGAACCGTAGATTGGAAGCCGATTACATATCTTGTGACTCAAGGACCGGACCAATCGTTCTGGCGGGTTTCTAGCCAGTATGAAGACATGATTCGGGTTTACACAAACAGAAAGACTGACTGATGCGGAGTCGCTTTCCCACATTTAAAGAGGTGAGCGACCAGGTTGCTAACATTGTAAACGCCGGCACCTACACAGAGTCGTTTCTAGCGACCTCGAAATACTTACCCGAAGCACATCACTATGAAATAACTGAACTTACTTGCGAGGTCGTTGGGGCCGAAAAAGAGACGGTTTTCCACGGCCGATCTGGCCTCGACACAGAATACACCATCCATCTCGGTTTGCTGGCGCCGGCGTCGAAGGCCGACAGCCAGCTCGATCCATATGCAATAACATCAGAAGAGATCCTTGCCAGGCTATTTGATAGCGAGAACAGAAAGTTCAGTCTGCTAGGCTGGACATTGAGCCTTTCGTCAGTGACTCACGAGCCTCAAATGGACTACGAAGAAATCTTGGAGTCGCAAAGATACCTCTCTGTTCTTGTTGCAAAATACAGGATCATTGGCTGATGCCTGCGACTGGAAAAAAACCTTGGAAGGTTTCGTATCGTTTGAAAATCGACTTGAAAACGGCACCAGTTAGCAAGGCTACTTCGAGGGCGAAAAGACGATTCTCAAGAGAGGCTGGAAAACGAACGAGAGACATTGCCAAGTCGTTCATTCAATACAAAGCAAATGCCACTTCAAAAGAGAACGCCCCTCCTTACGGCAAGCACCAAAACCAGTTGAAAAAAAGTATACAGTGGCAAACGGGGAGACAGGGTGGCGTGAGTGCCGTGATCATCGGTCCAACAAGACTTCCGTTCCCGAAAGGTGTAGGGAGAATCGGGCATCTTGAACACGGGGGAACTGGACCTTTCAAAAAAGGTAAGAATTTTGGAGGCGGGATCGGATTCGCTCGATTTGAAAAGAAACCGTTCATGAGTCCAACATTACTTGCAGTGACTCCGCAGCTACTCCCCATGTGGGTGAGGATTCTTAGACAAGAAATGAAACGAGGAAACTAAAATGGCATATACGCTCGGCCTGAATGCAAAGATCTACGTCAACACTGGGACAACTCAAACTCCAACATGGACAGAGTTGGATCTTGCAATGGACGTTACGATCAACATGGAAAAAGCGACGACCGACATCTCGACTCGGGCTTCAGCTGGATGGCGAGAAAATGCTGCTACCCTAAAAGACATGACCGTCGACACGACTCTTCGATACGATGTAACCAACGCCGGATTCGACAAAGTCAAAGATGTTTTTCTTGCATCAGGAGACACGGTTGAAGTTGTTGCGCTAGATGGCGACATCGGAACGTCAGGGCAGGAAGGAATTCGTTTCACTGCGGACGTTTCAAACTTCACTCGCAATGAGCCACTTGAAGAAGCTCTGACCGTGGATGTAACATTTATCCCCGTACCTGGAGCATCGGCGCCAGCTTGGGTGACAACGCCATTGACATGATAAAGAGGTCGAAGAGTGAGCAGTTTTAAAGACCTGATGGGTAATAGTTGGGTGCTTGACCTGACATTTGGCACAATCGAGCGGGTCAAGAAAGATTCGGATCTTGACCTGCTCGACAGTGCTCAGCTGAACGAAACGCTGACGACACTCCTAGCCAATCCTCGCCGGCTAGTTGAAGTTGTATACACCATTCTTGAGCCAGAGATCGAAAAGGCTGGACTGTCGCCTGAAGAATTTGGGAGTCGAATTGGCGGCAAGCAGATTGGTGAAATTTCTGAAGCCTTAGTCGAAGCTTGGGTTTATTTTTTCCTGCAAAGTGGCTTGGCAGAACAGGCGACCGCAATCCAAGTCACGGTAGAGAATCTGAAGAAAATGCGGACCCTGATGATTCAGAAAGCTCAAGAACTCGATCTTTCCCAAGAGATGGAAGCGGGCATCGACAAGGAAATGTTGAACATTCGGAAAGAATTCGAAAAAGGATTTGGGAGTTAGCAGGCGTCGTTGGCGTCCTCCCTTGGACTTTGTCTCTGCGGCAGCTGACTTGGATGTACGAAGCTCGCGACATCCATGACTGGTCATTAACAAGCCAGTTGGTCGCGCTGCATATCAACATGAACCGCAAGAGGGGTGCGCGCGCAATTACTTATATTGACGTACATCCTTACAAAACAAGATTAAGGCGTGAGATTCGCGACACTGCGGTTCATGATATGAGTTCACTAAAAGAAGAATTCATGAGGGCAAAGGCAAATGGCTAGAAGCGCAAAGTCTATCAGTGCTGGAGGAGCAGCCATTGCCTTGTTTTTGGACGATAAATCTTTTGTCCAACAACTGGCCGGAACTAGGCAAACCATGAACCGATTTGGCCGAGGACTCGGTCGAATGGCTATTGGTGCTACGGCAGGGATCGCCGGATTTGGCGGTCTCTCGTTTGCGATCGGCAATTTCATTGAGAAGGCCGCAGACGCTGAACGAATCATGATCAAGCTGAATCAGGTGTTCGGCGACGGTGTTGATCAGGTCAATGACTATTCAAAAGCTCTTGCCCAAGCGACAGGGCAGGGGGTTTTGAACATCAGTCAAATGCAGTCGACCTTCGGTGGCTTCTTCCGAGGTATGGAATTCGGTGTTGAAGAAACTCAGCGACTGAGCCGAACGCTCACCAGCCTCGCACTAGACTTTGCAGCGACCCAACCAGGCGTCAACGATATCGAGGCGCAACGCCGTTTCATAAGCGGCCTGGAAGGCGAGAAAGAAGCCCTCGACCGTTACGGAATCAATTTGAGCCAGACCAGCCTGCAACAAGAGTTGTATGCCCAGGGCGTTGATAAGTTAGTTCGCAATGCGACCGAGCACGAGAAGGTTCTGGCTCGGATCAGCCTGATTCAAAAGGCGATGGAGAAGCAAGGCGCTCTCGGATCTGCGGCGAAGAACTCCAACAAGCTGGCAAACGCGATCAACGGGATTCGAGGTGCGTTTGAAGACCTGAGTGCTGCGATTGGCACAGCACTTGTAAAAAACTTGTCCGATATATTTGGAAGGGTTAGGGATCTTGTTCGAATTGGCGCTAATTGGGTGATCGCCAATCAGGACGCAATTGCTTCGCTCGCCTTACTGTCAGCCAAGATTGCTGCAATGATTGCGGCTTTTATTGCTGTCAAATCTGTCGGCATGGCAGTGATAGGAATCTATTTGTCATGGGTGCCAACTTTTCTTTCCATTGGCGCGGCGATCGGCGCTCTGACAATCAAAATCAGAAACTTTATTGCAGTCGCCAAGCTAGTGGGTGTTGTTGCTGCTGCTGCTGCTTCACCCCTTACGATCTGGGCTGTTGCCCTTGCCGCTGTTGGTGCCGCTATTGGCTTCCTTGCCCTTAAGGGCAAAAAAAAGTTTGGCGAGTTGTCGGATTCCTATTTCGAAGCCATGTCGAAAATGGCGAAGGAAAAGGCGATTGCTGAACGAATGCTTGAACTGCAAAGGATTGCTGACGGCATCAATCTCGGCAACGCTGCAACCGAGATCAAAAAAGTTGAGAAGGCAATCTTTGATACAGAGAAAAAGGTTTCGGAAGCATCGGTCGCTTACAACCGGACGAAAGAAGAGCTGGCCGAACTTCTCAATGAGTACGACCGATTAAAAGCAGAAACAGCACCTGGCACGGAGCAGGACACGTTGTCCCCCCCCCGCATTGCGCTGCTGGGGGAACTCGTTGCCATAAAGAAAAAAATCGAAGCAAAGACAAAAGAGAATTCGCTTGACAAGGCTCGCTACGATCAACTTCGCAAAGAATCGAAAGAGAACATCAAGATCCTGAACACGACTAAAAAACGTCTGGCTGCTGAGGAGCAGGCCGGGATTGTCGCAAGGGAAGAGCGATACAACCAGTTATTGACCGAGCAGGCTCGGAAGATGGAAGTGATGCTCGGCATTATCACTGAGCGCGAAGCTCGAATAGAGGAGTTGATGGAAGGCGAGAAAGGGTTGACTCACGAGGAAGCTTCAAGAATCGCACTCATGGAAGAAGTGAACAATCAACTTGCAGAACAGCAGAAAAAAACCCAGAAGATAAAAGACATTATGCAGAGCGTGTTCACTGGAATTGCAGAAGGAGCATCGCTCGGAACTCAACAATTCTTTCAGTTCAGAAACCAAGGTCAAGGAAACTTGATAGACCTTGGCAAGCAGCAAGTTGATCTACTCAATCAAATCAACGCTAAGACAGCGCCGCTTGGCATAGGAGCAATTTGATGGCAGTGACTGGTTCAACAATCGTTTTTGAAAACGGCGAAAAGTTTCAAGGGAAAATTGAATCAGATCAAATTGTCGTTCGATACCGTGTCGATGTTAGCTCAGCTTATCAGTACATCGACCAGATGGTTTCTGATGCAATTTCTGGTGGATACTTGCCGTCGCCTGGAGAAGTTTTACGGCCAGGTTCTGATTACACGGCAAAAACATTAAACGCCGAAGAATCAGGAGATGCTGGGAGGCTTTTCTATTTTGTTGAAGTGACTTTTTCAAATGAAGCGGTTGAATACAACCCGCTAGAACCGGGTTCAACATCTCCTCCAAGCCGAAAAAACAAAAACAATCCTGAGAATGATTCTCCGACATGGACAGTTAGAAGTTCTATTGAACAAAGGGCCGCAAATTTTGACTACAACGGTACTGCTGTAATAAATTCGGCCGGCGACATTGTTGATCCATTGCCAGAACTGTTTGTTACAAAAGTGACGGTCGATTACTCGTTTAACACAAACAACGCAATCCTTGCTTACTCAAATTGGGTTGGGACTACAAACACAGACAAGGTTCGAATAACCAATTCAGACACTGGCGAATACCTTGAGATACTGCCATATCAAGGATTAATAACAGATTATGAGTGCGTGGGGCCAAGCTTTCGTTATCCCGACACGGGATTGCCCGTAATGTATTACACGCACAGGTTTTCGTTCGAAGTTATTGCCGGGAATATCCCATCGCAAGTGACGCTGCTTGACCCGTCTTTAAAGCTGTGGGATGCAGTTCAAAACCTGTATTACTTTGAGCTGTTGCGGAGGCCGGATACAACAGACCCGATCACTTATTACACGCAAGGGACAATGATCTCGAATGTCGGATTAAATGAAAGCATAAAGCTCGACTGGGTTTGGTTTATATGGACCAACCGTTTGGACTGGTTAGAAGGTAGCCTTATAGTACACAACAACAACTATTACCGAGCCACCCAGCCTTCTGGCCCAAACTCCGGCGTTGGTCCAGTTGAACCCGGTGTAAATCCGACCGTTGGATCTGGTCAGTTATCTTGGAAAGCGTTTTGGCAAAAAATACAAGTCAATACGAATACGCCTGGATATCCCGTAGGGAAAAAAAGAATTTTGCAGGGAGACATTACAGCTGTTGCTGACATTGAAACAGCTTTGCAGCCAACGGACACTCCTGCGTATTTAGATGAATACGGCCGGTTACTTGATGACCAGAGCGGCCTAACGACAATTTATGCTTTGACTTTTTTTAATGGTCGACAAATAGGATGGGGTGGACTGCCGTTCTTTACTGTTGTTCCGTAAGGGGGTTTTTCACAAATGGCAGTCGCCTTCAAAAACGCAGCAGATTTTAAGCGAATGTCGAGAGCCGTTCGCAAAACTGAAAACGTAAAGCGAACACTGCGAAGAAGGAATCGCACCTGGCCGGCTGTCACTTCATCTCGGAGAGATAAAAAAACTGAAGAGCAGTCTCTCGTCCCGTTCATGGTCTCTTGTTATCTCGGTAACGGCTGGTACGAGGTGTACAAGCTCGACATGGACCCGCCAGACCTGCCGGCCAATCAGGTAATAGATGAGACGACCGGACAAACTCGCATCGTACAACCTTGGGCCGGTCATACGACTTGGCAACTAATGGATCTGATTGCGCCGTCTGGAAACTGGCAAAACATCGATTCAGACGGTGAAGGAACTTCGCAAACTCCCGACGCTCAAAACTATCCCGGCATCCAAATTGGCGACACAGTAGTAACTGACAATCAATTGACTGCTGGTCAAAACTATGGACTGTGCATCCCAGAGTGCTATGCGTCTCAATGCACATGGGAATGGCAAACAGACAACTGGATAAAAGTTGCGCAAGCGGACTGCGAGACAGAGCAGGGCGGTGACGATCCAAACAGTCCGGGGTCTTATGTGCATGGCGGCTGCTCGTGTCAAATGCCAGCAATACCAGACCCGGTGCCTGACAACGGAACTCAGGTCGTGACAGCATGCGCAGCGAGCGATTGTTCTGCTGAAACGCCGCCTGACGCAACATGGGAATGGCAGGGAGTCGCGCCAACAACTCATTTTGGCGCGTTCACACCCTATTGGAAATTGGTTGACGATTGCGGTAATCCAGATCCGGCACCCGATGGTCGTTGCCGTGCAGTTCCGCCGAACACCGACGGAACTTTCGATGGTGAAACGATAACCGTGCAGTGTTATCC